GAGTACATGCAGCGCGACGACGTGCGCGATCGGTTCGCAGAGCGACGCACACTCGCATCCATGGGTAGCGCTGTTCGCGGGTATCGAAACGAGCTTTCAGCTTTGCGAGCAGACGAAGTGAAGGTTATCGACCGACGTACCGCTGGTGCTTACAGCGCTGCGGAAGCGGAAGAGCGCCTCGCTCAAATCGCTGAGAAGAAAAACAGGCTCTACGTTGAATTCAACAGGAAGTTCTACAGAGCAAACCCAGATACACCGGAGTAACAGGAGGTGATTGTGCCGAGCACGTCAGGCATACCTCATCGGCTGCAGCTGATGGGACACACGATAACGGTGAAGGTGATACCGAAGTCACGCTGGAAAAGGAAATCCTGCGTCGGTATCTGGATGCCAGACAAGCTCAGGATAGAGCTGCTGGATGATGGTGAGCAGACAGTCGTGCAGCACACGTTCTGCCATGAGCTCACACACGCAATGCTCGACATGATTAGTCACGAACTATCGCGTGACGAAAAATTTGTTGACCAGCTCGGAGCGCTTTTACAGCAGGCTTTAACCACATTCGAGTTTAACGATGCCAGAACTAAAAGTAAGTGATCAGGAAGTAGTTGCCGCACTGAAGGCTACCAACGGCGTTCGCGCCGAGGCAGCTCGGAAGCTCGGCTTGTCCACCCAGTCTTTGCATGCGCGGATTAGTCGCCTGCGGTCTGCCGGTATCCCGGTGCCCAAGTCGGGTTACGACCCTGCGCGCACAGCTCGCGAAGAGAAGGGGGAGCACTTCCCTCGACCGCCTCCGAGTGAGCCTGAGCTGGACTTCCCTAAGCTGCCGGACGGCAAGCTGGATGTGAAGGAATTGATCGAACGCCGCAAGGCGGAGTTCAAGCGCAAGGACGACGCCCAGCAGGCGCGCAAGCTGATCCCGGTGAAGGTGAAGTCGAACCAGCCGATCGCCGTGTGCCTGTTCGGTGACCCGCACGTCGACGATTCTGGTACTGACCTTGGCGCATTGCAGCGCGACATGGAGGTCATCAAAGCCACAGATGGTATGTACGCCGGCTGTATCGGTGACGTGCAGAACAACTGGATCGGGCGTCTGGCGAGACTGTGGGGTGAGCAGGAGACCACGGCAAGCCAGTCATGGCAGCTGGTCGAGTGGTTCGTTCAGGATCTGACCGGTAAGTGGCTCTTCATGGTTCAGGGAAACCATGACCACTGGGCTGGCACGGGCGATCCTCTGCGCTGGATACAGCGTCAATCCAAGGTCAGCCTGACCGGTGATCACACCGTTCGGCTCGCCCTAAGATTTCCCAACCAGCAAGAGGTTCGCATCGTCGCCCGACACGACTTCCCGGGTAACAGTATGTGGAACCCCAGCCACGGACAGCTTCGCGCCGCCCATCTAACCCACCACGATCACGTGTTGGTTTCGGGGCACAAGCACACGGGCGGTTACCAGATGCTTCGTGTACCCGCAACAGGTCTGTTGACCCACTGTTTACAGCTGGGCTCATACAAGATATGGGATAGCTACGCTGATGCGCTCGGACTTCCGTCCCGGTTGATATCGCCGTCCGCAACCGTCATCATTGACCCCCTCGCTTGTGAGCTTGGTCTAGTCCGCGTCGAACATGACATCGAAGCGGCAGCCGATTGGCTCACGTGGCGAAGAAGGCGGTCGTAGAAGTGCGTGGGTACGCAAGCGCCACAAGTTGTTGATTACGAAAACAATTTAGCGCACTTCTAAGCCGTAGGTCGCAGGTTCGACTCCTGCCGGGCGCGCCACCTTCCCCTTACAGTTCAACTACTTACGCGCAGTTGAGCTGGTTGGTGGTCGCCCGGTGCGCCCGGTTTCGCACCCACATTCCCCACATCGCCCACACACACCCCCGGTGATGCCTGTACAGCGCTATTAGCGACGTACAGACGCGATCCTTCCGAGGATAGGTGAGCATACCGGTTCACCATATCGAGGCTCTGCCAGCCTCCTAATGCCTTCAGCGTGAGCAGTGGGGTTCCGTTCATGGCGTGATAGCTCGCGAAGGTGTGGCGCAGGTCATGCCACCTGAAGTCACTGACGCCTGCCCGGTTCAGGGCTTTGCGCCAAGCCTTCGTATTGACCTGAGTCACCGGCTTCCCGTTGTAGGTAAAAACATACAACGGGTGTTGCCCTTGTTCTCCGCGAAGTATCTCGACCGCCCTGTCACTGAGTGGCATGCCGTGGTCCCGACCCGACTTGTAGTCGCTCGAAGACACCCACAGCAAGCGGCGCTCAAGGTCCACCCGGCTCCACTTCAGTCCCGTCACATTGGACCTCCGCAAACCGGTCAGCACCGAGAACTCCGCCATGACCGCTAAGTGACGTGGCAGCTCACCAATGAGCCTTGCGTACTCCTGCTCAGACAGGAACCGTACTCGGCGATTGTTCACCTTGTACGGCTTCATCCTCACCGGGTTCGACGCAACCCACTTCCACTCCATCGATCTGTTAAACAACGCCTTGATGAACTTCAGATAGTGATTCGCATTCGAGGCGCTAGTCTCACGGCGCTTCTTGTCTACCACGGCGCGAATGTCATCGTCCGTGATAGAACCGAAGGTCATGTCTGACCAGTACTTCTCCAACCAATCTGCCATCTGACGATCACGATCCAGCGATCGTTTATCAGAGCGCTCGCTCATCCATCTCGCGACTGCGTCGTTCCACGTTGGGGCTTTGGTATGACCAAGCCTCAACTGTTGAACGCGAATGTCGTGATACGCCTGAGCTTTAATCAGGTCATCGGTTCCGGCTGACTCCCGAATCCGATTACCCGCCGGATCGCGCACCTCGATCCAGTACAGACGCCCTCTTAGGTACACACTCATAGCTGACTCCTAGAGCGGCGCCTGCGTACCCGGGATCGAGATTACCATGAGGTATTTATTCGATGTCAATTCCGGGGCAGGTGTTATGTTTCACCGCGGTACCCAAACCCAAGCTTTCGCATGCCGATCTCAAAGTACAGCGCGGCATCCGAAACAGCTGTTGACGTGCTGCTAGATGCAGTCAGGTAGTCGCCGTTTTTCAGCCTGCCTACCAAGCCAACACTATCGAGCTCGCCTTCCCGCGCGAGCCTCAGCCACTCTTCCAGCAGATCGACCGCGTCCAAGTTCACGCGCTTCTCGATGCTGACAACTTTCATTTTGTCTTCAGTCACCGAACAACACCCACAGCGCGGCACGTCACTTCGTACACGGCTGCCACGACAAATACCGCCAATAACAACAGAAGCGCTGGGATCACCCAGATCGGCGAAGTAACAGCGACCACAGCTGCGAAGACCTTCTTCCATGAATTACTGGTCATTCTTGCCCTCGCTATTCATGTACTCGATCAGGTCCGCAATCATCTCGTCGTGCTGCTCGATGGCGAAGCGCAGGTGAAGTATCTCGACAGGCAATGCGCCGTCTGCCTCAAGCTCTTCCAGCGAGCGAGCATCACCCCACTCCCCGTCGATCGTCAGCGCCCAGCTTTCAAGCAAGCGCAGTGCTGCCTCCGCGGAGTCCCGTAAAGTAATCATTGCTGCACACCTTGCTTCCATAACTTGTACTCGTACGTCTTGATCCCGCGGTTAACAGCTGTTGACAGCGTCGACTGCGGGATTCCCCACTCGCGCACCAGCTTCTGGAAAGTGCCGCGCTCAAGTTCAGTCGCCTCTCTCAGCTTCATCAGCATTACGTACTGGTCGAACGTAATCCTTGGGTTGTATCTGCCGTAAGTCATTTGCGCGGGTCCTTGCCTTGCAGCCACGTGACGTACCAGTTCGCCTTGCCGGCTTCCTGTACTGGGTCGTCCTTCTTTCCATCGCGCCATAGGTACGCCATCGCGCTTCCCTTGCAGTAGCCGCGGAATTCCTCGGGAGTCAGAGCAGCGCGAATGCCATCAATGCACTCGATGCCACCACGCTTGTAGTGATCTGGATTAACGGCGTCTTGTTTTTGAGCTGGCGCTGAGGGGCGGCTGTAGTTGCGGTGGCTCGCAGTGATTGTGTAGCTGTCTTCGAACAGCTGTTTAGTCAGGGACGTATCTGTCGCCGGAGAGGTCGCAATAGGCTTATTCATCTCGCGCCAGAACTGCTCTTCTTCGGCGGTCATCATCGTGTCGTACTTCTCGGTCATAAATCATCCTCCGAATAAGTGCCGGACTGCGGTTCGGCGTCCGGCGCGCCGCTCTAGGAACCCAACCGCATTGGGTTGTAGTGATTCACCGGGGGCGGGTGCGTTCACTACGTCAGTCATTCACTCCGTAATAGGCGAGCACGATCCGCATCGCTTCGATGTGGCGAAGGAGTAGCTGGCAATCTTTGAGCTTGTCCTGCTCGAAGATCGCCATGCCGCTGCCGTCAACACGACGCCGATAGTCCTCTTCCAAGGTGTCACGCATTGAGCGCAGATCGGAGATAACGAGCTCGTCGATACCATCACTGGTCAGCAACTGGCGCAGCGAGTTGTCCCTGAGCTCTTTGTAATCGCTTCGCTTTGCGCGCCCGCGCGCCGCAGGTGCCGCAGTTCGCCGTGCCTTTCTTGGTTTCAACGCCGCACGTTTTGCAGCTATTGAGATCTTTTTTCTGGAAGCCATGCCACGCCCTCCATTCGCGCGCCGTTAGAACGGCGTCTCTTGTGTCTTCTGCCATACCGGGCACCCGTGACTGACGTTGCAGTAGCTCGCGCAGCGCCGGTACTCGCCCGGTCTGTGCTCAACGAAGTAGCCCTTGCCGTCTGGCATTGCGGCTTCTGCGTCCTGCAAACTGTTGAACAGCTTCACCGCCTTCTTCACGCCGTTCTTCTTCAGCGCAAACACGGCAGGCTGTAACCATCGATCCTCGTCACTGCACGGCTCCGGGGTTTCCTGCTGGTGCAGCTTTACGCGCTCCAACATGAACGCTTCTGCCTTGTCGAGATCCCACATCGGGATGTCGACCGGCACGATCGGGAACTGCGGGTACTCAGGGTCACGCTCGGCGGCTGACTTCTGGTGGTCGCGCAGCAGGGCAATGATTCGCAATGCGCGTACTTCAATACCATTCCGTATTGCTAGCACACGCAGCAAATTCAGCTGCTGCACCCACTCAGGCTTTGGCTCGTCGCCCTTCACTGACCAGAAGGTCGTGAACTTGTAGTCCATGAGTACGCCGTCTTCGATCAGGTCGTACTGTCCGGACACTGTCCACCCGCTCACCTCGGAGAACAGTCTGTTCTCTACATCCGATCCGTTCTTCAAGCCGGCGCGTTCGAGAATGCCGTGCCCAATCTGTCCGTACAGAGCGAACAGTTTGTCAGCCACGTCTTCGACAGACTCAACAGTCTGTCGCAGCTTGCGCTGGTATGGCGGGGTGATCAGCTGGGTCACGCTGATGTCACTCTTGCCGCGGCTGTACGGATCGTTCTGAACAGCTGTCACCACAGCGCTCGGCAAGTTAAGTTTATTGGTTAGCATCGTTCACCTACTGTCTGTTGCTTTACGGCTTGCAATGCGGATATCAAGTCATCCATCGGAGCCATCTGGCTCGCATGAACCGCGATCCGTTCGCCATAGCCGAAGTTCTTCGTTACGCTCAGGCTCAGGAAGTCTTCCTTGAGCACAGCGCCTCGAATCAGAACCGACGTCTCGTACTCGTCGATGTTGCACAGGACGCCGTACTCTGCAGAGAAGCGCTCTTCGTCGTTGAAGTAGAGCCAGTCTTGGGTCTGCTTCGTCAGCGGCGTCTTCACCTGCAGCATGTTCTCGCCGAAGGAAATGTCAGCGCCGCTATCGCCGCCAATGAGCACCGACCAGTTGGGCTCGATGCACAGTGCGCGAGCGACGCCGACTTCCCCCATGAACCCGAAGTAGCAAATCTCCCAGTCGGTTCGCCGGCGGTCGTACTTTTGAGTAGCGACTGCATGCTTCGACTTGGTCTCGCAACGCTTCGTGGTCACTTCGTGCAACCTTGCGAGATCTTCGTCGCTAACTCGGACGCGCCAAGTCACCGAAGAGCTTCCCGAGTTCGTCGTGCAAAGCTCTCGCTTCGCTAATCGATAGACTGAGATCTTTACTTGCCAGCCGAATCGACAGCTGTGGCGCAGCGTGGAGCACTCGCGTTGGCTGCGCCACAGACTCAGTCGAGCGATACGCATTCATCCGCTTGCGCTTGTAAGCCGGAGCCTTGCGACGATCGATCAGGTCGTACCCCGGAAGATCCCACTCTGGCTTGGCGTACAAGAATTTCAGGCGTTTCAGTGCACCGACGTCCCGGGCACGGCGCAGCTTTTTTTGCTGGTACATCGTGGTGAGGTAGTGACTTACCTGACTCGGCGTGATCTTCGCCAAGCTAGCAATCACGCTTGCGTCAAACGGTGCGCTAAGCGTATTGATCGCCGAAAGCACCTTCGCCTTGATTGACTCTTGCGCCCGCACTTCAGAATGGGATGTCATCGTTAGGGTCCTCATTGCCGCGCGAAGCCGCCTCGTTGTCGAGGTCCATCATCTGGTACTCGGGAGACTTCGCGATCATCTCGCGGTAGTACTTAGGCACCCGCTCGAACAGCTCTGGGTGATGCTCAGAGATTGCGTAGTACAGCGTCTCGTTTACAGGAGCTGGGGAGGGCATACCTTCCGGCACCGGCATGACGCTTGCCACGTTGGCGTACGTCTTATCGCCACGCTGCGAGTGAACGATGTTCAAGAAGCAAACCTTGCCGAGCAGGTTCTTCAGATCGAAGCCCTTGCGCTCAGCATCAGTGAACTTGCGACCGCGCCAGCTCTCAAGAACGCTGCGCAGCTTTGCCTTCTCATGTAGCGACACGGTGTACTTCTCACTGATGGTGAACGGCTTGCCGTCCTCCATCGTCTTGCCGAGCTCCCACGTGATCAGGCACTGGTGCGCCTGCTTCGTCTCCCCCACGACCTGAAAGGTCTGGGTGCCGAGATCGATGACACGGAAGCAGCGCGCCGCATGCGCGCCAGAGGGGGCGTTCTCGAACTTGCGGTCTCCGCCAGAATCCTTTGCCACTAAACCCATCTTCGTCTCCTGTCTACGTTGAAAAACCGGGGTGGGGTGCGAGAGCTCGTACTGCTGCTGAAGAAGTTCTTCGTGGTAGTGCCACGCTTGCAGTCCGTCGTCGTCGCGTTCCATGGAGACGGACTCTATGGGCGCAGAATCCTATTGTCAATACCAAACGGTATTAACTAAACGCAAAAAGAATGAACGACCGATTTTGGTCGTTCGAAATGGACTAGTCGCCCTTACAGGGCTGTGCGATGGCTACAGGCGGTTGCCTTGCCGATGATGCGGAGGCTGGAGATAGCCTTGCCTTTAAGGATCTGAGGAGCATAGGCGGGGTCGTCGGTGCTGACCCGCAACTCCCCGGTGGGCAGCTGTTGAATGCGACGGAACAGGCTGCCGTCCGACATGCGGATCACGTAGATGCCGTCGCCCGAGATTTTCTTCACCCCAAGATCGACCCAGACATAGTCTCCGACATGGAACGCGGGCGCCATGCAGGATTCCTGCGCAATAACGATGACGAGGTTGCCCGTCCCGGTCGAGCGCAGAGCCAGCGTAGGGTCGTCGACTGGCAGGGTCACGTGATAGTCGCTCTCTAGTGGGGCGTGGTCAGGGACGTCCCCTGCGTCGGTCAGGATGGGGATCTTTGTAACCCGCCGAACACCCATCCCGCGGGGCGAATCCAGCCAGCCCTCGGCAATACCGCAACGCTTCTCGATATCCCGAGCAAGCTTCTCACCTATGTTTCGCCGGTACTCTGGGTTATTGGTTAGTACAAGGTTGATCAGGTTCGGATTCTTCCCGGTGTTTCGCGAGAACTCTGCCCGGTTGTTTTGGTACGAGTCACGGATCAGCGATAGCAGGTTCTCGCGACGGACATCGAAGATGCTACTCATCTTGGCTACCTCTCACCTCATACAGTTATTTGAGTTCGAGCGCACTGTACGGTAATACCAGAAGGTTGTCCATGCGCTACCGTACAGTTTCGATCCGCAACGGAATGGTGTCCTAAAAAAACGCAAAGACCTTCTTGCGCGCCCGCGATGGCGTGAATACCATCCGAAAAAATACCAAACGGTATTGCCGCGCAAGGAGCTGATGATGACTGACCAAGCACTCGCTGTGACGCAAGAAGGCGCCCAGCTTGAGGCACCGCACAAGACCTATATCCGGTCGCTGACACAGATCGAGCGAGATCGCCTCGGTCACACGTGCGGCGTGTCCGGCGCTTACGTGACCAGCTTGGTTTACCGAGACGCGAACACGGTTTCACTGCAGATGGCGATCGCCATCGACAAGCACAGCGGCGGCAAGCTCGACTTCCGTGACCTCGTCGCGCGCCGTGATGCGCTCGACTGGGAATTTGTGAAGAACAAGCTGAACGCCAGCTGACCGATTAGGTGGGGTGCTCCCCAACCCGATCGGGGGGCGAGGCTCGATATCGCTGAGCCGGAATGTAAAGCGGTGTTCGCTGGGGGACGACTCTCTCATCCTGTCCACACTTGCAGGACGAGAGCGCGGTGGCTCGAACTAAAACTAAAGCTGCTGGGTCGCCCCTCCACTGTGGAACTCCGTGTCTTAGGGCATGGGGGGTGGGGGGGTCATGGAGGGGGGCGGGGGAGGGAAGGGAGAGGGAAGTAAAGGATCTCAGTGTTTCCTTTACTTACAGAGGTTCCCTATGAAAAAAGCTGTGAAGAAGATGCTTTCCCCTGACGAACAGCTGCTCGTCAACCTGCGAGCGCTATTCCGATCCCCAGATGACTACACGCGCACGACCTCGATGGACCTAGTCAAGTGGTACATCAGGCATCACAGCTGGACCGGCGCCCAGCGCTACCTTGCCCGCAGATTCTGCGAAGACAAGTGCAATCTTGAAATCATCAAGGCGTTCAAAGAAGACGCGATCGACCGCCCTGCTAGTACACAAAAGCACAATACCCCATGGTATTGATTTAACATATACCGCTACGTACACTCCGCTTATCATAAAAACTTTGCAGGGAGTAATTGGATCGTGCGCAGCCTCACTCATTATCCGATTTCGATCACGCATTCAGGCGACGAGTTCGTTATCAGCCAGTCAATCGGCGATACAGCAGACGACGTAATCACAATCCGACTTTCCGAAGATCAAGCCAGCCAGATCTCCAAGTTCCTTGCCGGCAAGGACAAGCCGGTCGAAGCTGAAGGCGAATCGCCTGAGCTGGCAGACGGGTTCGCCGAGTTCTGGACTGAGTACCCACGTAAGGACAGCAAAGCTCGCGCGTTTGACTTGTGGAAGCGTCAGCGACTGCATGCTCAGCGCGAGCTAGTGATGACTCACTTACGCACGATCAAAGTCACAGAGCAGTGGACACGCGATGGCGGCAAGTTCGTCCCGCATGCCGCTACGTACCTCAGTCAGAAGCGCTACCTCGATGAGATCGAAACGGAAGACGTGAGCGCTTGGACATGATCGACTCGACTCGCCTACCGTTCGGGGGGGAGTCGATACTCCTCTCCCGAATGCGCAAGCTTGCGCCAGAATTGGTCATCGTTTCTTTGTTGCCACCACGAATACGTTTTAGTGTGGCACCTTACGCATTCGTAAGAGCAATCCCGGGCAAGGACTACGATTGGCGATTCTTGAAGAAGCTGCCGGCAATGGTGGTCTGCAATGCGGAACACGCGACGATTGGGGTCTTCGAGAAGATCTGCCGCGAAGCGTTCCCGGTGCGCGCTTGGTTTCTCGCTGAGCGTAAGGGATACAACGTGACGTACATGCCGACCCTCGAATCTGTTCAGACGCGCGACGACAGTCGCACGTGGGACTGGCGCTTAGAGTTCGAGCCGTACATGCAGTTCGAGAACGCAGAGTGGGATGAGTACTTCGATCAGGCGATCTCGGAGTTCGCGTATGTATAACACCATCCCTGACTCGATCGACTTTGCTGCTTACCTGAAGTCGACCGAGACGAAGAACCACAAGATGCGCCGCCCGCAGGACTTCGTCGACGAGACCATCGAGCGCATGTTCGGTGACAACGCCGGCAACCATGCCCGACTTCCATTTGGTTACGCAGACATCCAGTTCCGACCGGGCGAAGTTACGGTGTGGGCGGGCGCGAACGGGCACGGCAAGTCGATGGTGATCTCACAGGTTATGTTCGGCTTCATGCAGCAGGGCTACCGCTGCGGCGTCGCGAGCTTTGAGCTGCTGCCTGAGGCGCTGAACAAGCGCCTGATCCTTCAAGCCGCGGGCGGCATCCCACCTGTGGAGTACGTGAAGGACTTCCTAGCGTGGTGCGGTGACCGTCTTTGGTACGCCGACGTGCGCGGCTCAGCCTCGAACAAGGACATGCTCGGCATCGTTAAGTACGCTGCCCTAGAGCACAAGGTGCAGCACTTCTTCATCGACAACCTGATGTGCTGTGTCTCAGGCGAGGACGACTACAACTCGCAGAAGGATTTCGTGTTTGACCTATGCGCCAGCGCGCGCGAGCTCGGTGTGCATATTCATATCGTGCATCACGTTCGCAAGCTGCTCGATGAGAAGACGATCCCGGGCAAGTTCGACATCAAGGGATCAGGCTCTATCACTGATCGCGTCGACAACGCGATCATCGTCTACCGCAACAAAAAGAAAGAAGCCGAGCTGCAGCGTGGTGACAAGGAGATGACGATGGAGAAGCGCGCCGAATGGGAGCGCGCCTACGACGCCAGCGTAATCATTGTGAAGCAGCGTGACGGCGGCGAAGAGGCAACGATCAAGCTGTGGTTTCACAAGACGTCGAACAGCTATCACGACAGGCGCATCGAAGGTAGACCACCCATGTTCGAGGTGCCGCAAGTCAAGGTGCCGGGGATCATTGCCACCGAGACGAAAGCTTTGAACGAGGAGGCAGAGGAGTTCGTCTGGTGAAGTTCACGCAAGCGGACAAAGACTACTTCACAGCTGTTCGTAACGAGGACCAAGCTGTTGACCAGATGTTCAAGGACATGCGCGCCATGATGGAGGCTTTCCCGGGATCGCAGATCAAGTACCTGAAGGTCCGCGACAGCGAATGGGGAAAAGACTTTCCACCCGGCGAGCCGTACGTGCCTTTGCCGCGCGCTGTGACAATACCAAACGACACGAAAACCAAGCGAAGCGGTATGACAGCGGCGGAGAAGCGGCGCTCGATGACCAAATACAAGCAGTGAATAGCGAGGCAACAGTGGACGAACAGAAGATTGCATTTCAGGGGGAGCTCATGCTCCTCAACTGGGCGGAGTCATCAACCCGTGGCAGGACGGTGACGTTCTTGCTCGGCGAAGACACCGAGACTCACCCGTTCAAGGATTTCACTATCCGACAGGGCAAGCGCGCAGGTCAGCGCTTCATGTGCGTGATGGTGCAGATCGACGAGAACGAACAGCCTGTTGAACAGCGGCGAACAGGTGCGCAGCGAGCAGCCGTGCTCTGCAAGGACCCTGAGTTCTGGAGCTGGGCAAGTTCGCGCACGTTCGAGCCAGTGAACAGCGAGGAAAGCGCTCGACAGTTCTTGCTCGACCATCTTGAGATCGACTCTCGCGGCGAGATCGATCGCGACGGCAACGTCGCGGAGAGGTTCGAGCGGGTCATCGAGATTCCGTACCGCGCGTACAAACAATACTTCACGCCAGCCCTATGAACATGATCTTCACCCAAGAGGCTGTGGACGCTCGTATCAAGAAGCTAGAGGGCGCGCTCGAAGAAGAAGCGCGGCGCTCCCATGAGTTCTATCAAAAGTACCCAGACGATAGCGATTACCCGCGTCGCGATCCGATGTGGATACACCGTGCCCACTTAGAGCTAAAGCTTCTGCGCGCTGGCGTCACGAACTACGTGCCGCATGCCGATGGCTTCTTGATCGATGGGCGTTTGCTTATCACTACAAATCACAAATACCGCCGGCTACCGAAGTATGAATGGAAGTACATCTACGGATTCATGGAAGACTTTATCGAGGCGTACATCAAGCCGTATCACCAGTGCGATGTGAACGAGGTGGACATGTTCAAGTTTCACCACCAAAAGATGCAAGCGCAGGAAAGCTGGGTAAGGAACAAATCGACTTACATCTACGACCTATGAATACACAGACAGAATCAACCAAGCTTGCCGTGCTTCGTGAAGCTGTCGATCGAGCGGACACGCTCGCGATCGCACAAGCCAAGCTGATCGATACGCAGGGCGCTTACCTGAGCCAGCAGGACTCGTACATCAAGTCGCTGGAGCGGCGGGTGCGCGAGCTAGAGAGTCAGATCAACGAGCTGAGGTGTGCTGTTTGAACTACCGCAGTCGCAAGCTGCTCGATCATATCCACCACGCGCCGGAGTGCTTCGTGTGTGGCGCGTGGAACAGCGGCGGCAACATCGTGCCGGCGCACTCGAATCAACTGCGCGACGACAAGGGCAAGGGGATCAAGGCGCACGACTACCGTGTCGCCGCTATGTGCAACAGATGTCACATGGAACTGGACCAAGGTCGTCACTGGACTCGCGAAGAGAAGCTCACGATCTGGGAAGAGGCGCATCGGAAAACAATCGGCTGGCTGTTCGACAGCGGCAGAGTGGAGGTGAAGTGATGGGCAAACTACAACGACAAAGGGGAGCCGCCACTGAGCGAGAGATTGCCGCGCACTTGAGCGCGCAGCTCGGTATCGAGGTAAAGCGCAAGCTCGGTCAAGCGCGCGACTCTGGCGAGGACATCAACGTGCCGCCGTTCAGGATCGAGGTGAAACGCCGTCGCAGTCTGGCGGTGATGGACTTCATGCGTCAGTGCGAAACAGGTTCAACAGCTGGCGAAGTATCTGTTGTGATCATGCGCGTCGACGGCGACCTTCGTCCCGTTGTGATGCTCAGGCTCGATGACTTTATCCCGCTGATGCGCACACGACTCGGAGGTGATAGTGGCAACACATGAACGCATAGGGCAGGCGCTTAACTCAAAGAACCTGAGACAGGACGAGCACCACACAGACGCCGACGTCGTCGCCGCGCTTGCGTTTGCCCCGCAGCTTGGTGCTTCGCTGCAATCATTGATCTCTGCCGGTCACGTGGTCGAGCTCGATCGCACACTGCGTCTGCTTACGGACACCCTGCTTCGAGCTGGGCGCCGAAAGAGGATCGGATTCGGCAAGCTTCGCGCAGAGGTGATCGCGCGACAGGCGCTGCTCGAATGGACGATTAGGATTTGCCGATCGTGCAACGGAACAGGTTATCGACTGGTGTCGTACACGTTCGATGCCCAGCAGCCTAAGCAGAGCGACAGCTGTCCGCACTGCGAGGGAACAGGGGTGTTCATGCCTACGTGGGAGTGGCGTGTAGACACAATGTCGATACACGACCAAGACCCGACTCGCGACTGGTGGGAGAAGCGCATCGATCTCGGTAAGGAGATCATCGAGGATGCGTTCCGGGCAGCCCGCCGGAAAGTAACCGCCCAGCTGACTGACCCATAAACGGAAAAGCCCCGGTACAACAGCCGTATCACAGCTGTTGCACCGGGGCAAGGGTCCTGTTAATCTATCCGCGAGGGTGTATCCAACTATAACTACACGCCACCCTCGAAATGGCGAATCTCCATCTCTCCTCGACCACCGTTAGGTATTACCACCTCGACGATGGAGTCCGAAAGGATGTCGAACGCATCCTCGATTGCCAAGTGAGTACCGCGCAGCGCCTCCCGCATCCGGAGTAGGTGCTTCAGGCACCGCTCACGCTTACCGGCGTCCCACTGGGCGCTCGGCAGGTCTGCTAGGTTCGCCATGATGTCGGCAAGCTTGATCAGCCGAGCCTGCGGGGTCATCCCGCGGACCGCCTCGATCTGCAACCGTTTTCTATTCGGGGTGCCGGCGGGGAAAGTGACCTCGCCGACAAGGTTCGCCACCTCGGCGCCAAAGCGCTCGACCAGCTCACCGTGGGTGACGCCGCAGTCCTCGATCGTGTCGTGCAGCAGAGCTGCCTCGATCGCCGCGTCGGTCCCGCCCGCAGACGCAACCAGCAGGGCGACGCTCTGGACGTGGTTGAAGTAGGGGGTTAAGCCGTCGCCTCGCAGCTGTCCTTCGTGGGCAGCCTTGGCGAATCGATACGCCTCGCCGTTAGTCATGTAGCCTCCAGCAGTTGTGGGATTTCAGGGGTAGGCAGAGAAGGGAACAGCTGTCGGAACCGATCGGGCGACAGCACGGTGACCCGGACCACCTCGTCACCGCCCAGCCGCATCGAGCGGCACTGGTCGGGGTAGCAGATGTCTGCCATGCGCCACGCATCGCGAGCGCTGTCGAACACGTAGGGTGCGGTCGGCTTTTTCGCCAGCGGCACCCAGCCTTCTGACTCGGTCTTGATGTGAACGATATAGATCGAGTTACTCATACGGTTTCCTCTTGCTTCAATAGTTCTGGGAATGCACCGTCACGCCAGCCGACTTGGTAGGCGTACTTCAGGTGGTGCAGCACATACTGCGGAGTCACTTGGTTACCCCTCGCGGAGAACCGACTGACCAGATCAGCCACGCGCTTGAGGTCCGCAGCTCGATGAGCTGGGACCCGTATCTGGGACTGACTCACAAATTTCTCCCGGGGGCTGAACGCCCCCGCCTGTTGTTGAACAGCTGTCAAGCCACGCGACGGTGGTCGCGCAACTCCAGCTGCTTGATCACGCCCTTGAGCGCGGTCTTGTGCAGGTCGTACAGACGAACCGGCGCACCGATCGGATACGCATCGGCGAACTCCTGCGGATTGCAGTAGATGCCGAAGCCGATCACGTCGCAGCCAAACAGCTGGTACGACGCATCGGACAGCGTCTTCATGCTGTACGTCGTGCGATAGCGTTGCGCCGCCTCGTCGTAGTAGCTGTTAGACGATTCGCCGAAGCCGTCAGTGATCACGATCACGACCTTGCGCTGGTGCGGCAGCTGCGACAGCTGTTCGCACACGCCCTTCACAGCGGTGTAGTCCGGCGTACCGCCGCCTGCACACTGCTTCAGGAATGCGAAGTGATGCGCGACCTTGGACAGCTTATCTTTGAAGGTCTTCGCCACGACCAGCGTTGCCGACGACTGCGCCGTGCCCAAGTGGTAGTCGCCGTCGAGACCGTACGTGCCGCTACTTGAGCCGCCGTACCCGCCGTTCGTGCGGAAGCCGAGCACCTCGACATCGGCGCGTGCAGACTCGCAAGCCTCAGCGACCGTGTACGCAAGGTCGACCGCCTGCTTGATCGAATCGCCGGACATCGAGCCGGACATGTCGATCACGATCGAGACCGCGGTGTCGATGCCCTCGCTCAGCCAGCGGCGCTTGAACACCTGTTCGCTACCCGCGAACATGCGCGGTGCGCGCTTGCCGTCGAAGCGACCGCCCATGGCGCCAGCGTCCCAGCCACAAATCTCCGGAGCTTTGAGAATCCGGTAGAGCTGAGCCTTGAGCGCCGGCAACGCCGCCTTGTGCAGCTTCTTTGCCGCGCGACGAACCGCCGCCTCGTCCTTGCCAGCCATGTTGCGCCAGCGCGCCATGTGCGACCGGGCAGGAGGCACACTCGCCGGCAAGTCGACAGCGCTCTTAGTGCGCTCGCGAGCCGACTTGAACACGTCGTCGATGTTGGGCTCAGGCGCGAGCTCTTTCTCCGCGTCGTACTGGTCCTGTTCGACAGGCTTGTACGGCGCCTCGTCGGCACCGCTGCCGCTGCCTTCGCCGGACTCTTCCGGCTCGTCGTCAGCGCCAGCGAACAGACTGTCGTCACCCTGTTCAGTAGGCGACTCAGCTGTTTCGGCAAGCTGCTCTTCGAGCTCTTGCTTGGCAAGCTTGTCAGCCTCGGACTCAGCGTCGTCGCTGTCGAAGCCGCCCGACTCGTCGTCGTCCGACTCTTCGTCGTCGTACGGATCGGACCGATCGCCAAAGCTGAACTCGTCGCTGTCGTCGTCGCCGGCTTCCTCGCCGTCGTCTTCCGACTCGCCCTCGTCGGACAGCTGTTGCTGTTCCGGCTCCGGCTTTTTGATCGCGTCAGGGAAAGCGGCAAGCCACGAATCTAAGAACTCGCGGGCAAGCTGCAGAGCGCCCGCCGTACCGCTGCGATCGAGCGGCAAGCTGACCACGCCTTCAGCGGCTCGCGCATACCACGCCTGATGCGGCGCAGGGATGCGGGCGAGCAAGCTCTTGGCGAAGCCGTTGCCGTCGCCGTACGCAGCGCGACAGACCAGCGCGAGCGCGAACGCAGCACTGTTGATCGACGTCGGGTTGAACGACTCGCTGAGATGCGTCGTCGTGTACTTCGACATCAGCTTTTTGAACATCGAGCGAGCGCCGCGCGCCTTGCCAGACACGATCACGGCATGCTCGATGCGGGCGTCCTCGATGCCGTTCCACAAGTGGAACAGGATGCGGTCGCTGCCACGCGCGACGTGGTTGTCGGTGAACGCGACGTGACCTAGTTCATGCAGCGTGTACGCTGCGATCAAGTCAGCCTCGCGGCGCGACAGCATGGCGTTGTCAGGCAGCGCCGGGTAGTTGATGCGATAGCTCTCGATCGCACCGGGCGCGCCGTAGGTCCAGCTGGCGAAAGCAGTCTGACCTTTGAAGGTCGCGCTGCCGGCATGATCAGCGAAATAGAACCCAAGGTTCCGTAGCTGCTTGCTCGCGTGAGCGCGAGCCGCAGCCTTAACCCGGGCACCGTTGATGCGATTAGACATTACGCAGCCTCCGCGGTGGGTTGTTCGACAGACTGTTGCAGTGGGTCAGGAGTTGACCGACCGTCGAGCGCCTCAGAGATGGCGTAGTCGGACACGTTCGCCCGCCATAGTTGCTGCAGGACTTCCTGCGACTCCGGCGACGCACGGTTGACCATGCACTCCTCGAACGCCTTGCGCGGTGCCTGACCATCGGTCAGCGCCTCCGCGAGATAGAACGCTTCGCGCAGTGTCGGCACGTGATCGAGCTGCGCCTGATCGCCAGCCTGTCGGCAGACGGTCAGGAAGTTGACGATCACCTCGCCCAGCTGCTGAGTGCAGCCGGCGCGACCAGCGATCACCTTCGCCTCGACCGACTGATCGAGGTAGCTGAACACCAGCGTTTTCGCGAACCGGTTGACGAACGCGACGTTCATCTCACGAACGCCGACGTACATGCCGGAGAAGTCGCCGCGACCGTTCGAGTTGTCCGCAGCGAAGAACACGACGCCCGGAGCCTTGCGCACGACCTCACCCGTCTCAGGGATGGTCACGCAGCCTTCAGGCTCCAACACGGCGTGAAGCGCCGACAGGTACTCCGGACGTGCGAACGACACTTCGTCGAGCAGCACGACAGCGCCCGGGCGAGTCATGCCACGAAGCACGACGCCCTGCTGGTAGACCGTCGAGCCGTTCTTGACGCGCTCGCCGCCGATGAACTCGTAACGCTCAGCGCCAGAGTCAAACGACACACGCACGAACGCGCGACCCAAGCCGGCGCAGACGTTCTTGACGAACTCGGTCTTACCGGTACCGGCAGGACCAGCCAACCACACGTTGCGCCCGCGCTTGATCGCGGAAACAGCGGAAGACAGCTGTTCAGGCTCGAACTTGTAAAGCGGGTCAAGCGCCGGCGCTGCCGGGTCATTCCAGACCTCGACGGTCAGTGCCGCATGCTTGCCGCGGATGCCGAAAATCTCGCCCAGCGACTTGGTCGCCACCGGTGCGATATGCGGCAGCTGTTCGACAGCTGGCTCAGCTTGGGCAGACGCAGCCCCTGACCACGCGCCCGTGATGAGCCCCAGCGACTGCACTGCAGCAGCGACCGCCGCCTCAGGCAGTGAGTCGAGCGACAGGATGATGTCGCCCTTCGAGTGACGCGCAAGGTCGCGACCGCGACCAGTGACACGGCGCAACACCTCGTTGAGTTGCGACTTGTTGAGATGATTCAGGTCCATGTTGATCTCCTAGAGTTGAGAGACGAAATCGACGGCGACGTACGTGCTGATCAGCGCCGCGACCATGGCGACTAACAGCAAGCACTCGCAAACGACGCGAAAAACATGCAGACGGTATTGTCTGCGCTCATGCAAACGGCGAAGGGCGCTGTTCATTTGCGCACCCACTTAGCAACTGACGCCGACACCGGCTCAGGCTCGACGACGACTTGAAAGCCCAGCCGCTCAGCGGCTTCGAGCACCGGATGCGATAGCGTCCGGGTGCCGGCGATCGACGCAAACAGCTGTGCGGTCTCGTTGACAGGGTAGATGGCAGGGTTGCCGTAGACACGGCGATGCTGAACAACCAGCTGAGTACTCATGGTGACCTCCGGGTCAGAAGTTGTAGTCGTAGAATTTGAAGGGCGTCGCCGAAATGGCGTAGCGCGAGCCGCCGGCGTCTCGCCAGCCCTGCTTGCCGAGCCGAATGCGGACCAGCGCTTGCGACGGGTCAGACTCGTACAGCCAGCGCTGCGAGTTCTGATTCACCACGGTGCCGCAGAAGCCGCCGGGGACGAATTCAGGCTTCCACTCAGGGTCGCGCTCAGCGCGCATGGGGCGAACATCGAACGTCTTGTCACTGACGCGACGGACGATTTCGTAGGGCTCGACGTCGGAATAACCTAGACGGTTTGCGTAGTTCATGCCGCCACCTTGCCCCATTCGGTGCCACGCGCGAACACGAAGGCGTAACAGCTGCCGGTGTATCGGCTCGGGTTGTCCCCGATAGCGACGCACTCCCACGGGGAGAGCAACAAGCCGCCGTGCATGATGCGTAGCAGCTCGCGAGCCACTCTTTCGTGCGCTTCTGCGCAGCGAGGGGCGCCCGAGTGCTCGACCTGCATCGAGAATGACCGGGCGTTGTCACCGATGTCGGTGCTCGCCTCGATCGAGCCGTCACGGTTGGAGCGGGTGTAGATGATCACGCCGTAGGGCGGTTTGATGTAGCTCATGGGAACCTCCGGTTAGATGCGAACTTGTTGAATGCCGCGCACACACAGCGCGAGCAGAATGAAACAGGCGACGTAGCCGATCAGGTCAGGCATCACAGCGACCCCCGCAAGTAGAGGGGGACAAGCCAGACGACGTTCGGCAAAAACGTCCACGCGATAGCGACGAACCAGCGCTTCACTTGCGCACCGCCTTGCCCTTCGCAGCAGGCTTGCGCTTGGCAGGCTTGCTCTTGGCGGGGCGACGTTCACGCGAGAAGAAGCTGTAGGGATCAGACAGAGCCATGGGAACCTCCTAGAGAGTTGAAACAGGACAGGGCGTCCGCTACTGCCCCCTCGCACCTGAGGAGGCAGGGACTGACGTCCATCGACAAGTGAGCGCCGGTCGTAGCCACTCCAGCGCAACGAGCGTCGATTGCTCGTCCCGGTCATCCCGGGTCCTCACCGGTCGGCGCCACCCGACCTTCCCATCGATCCAGCGCTCAAGCTGGCTTCTCCGGAGTCCGACCACTTACCGCGAGCCGTTCGCGTCCCCGGTCTCACTCCGGAGTGCAGCTAGCGCCGCCACGGAGCGAACAATACCGTTTGGTATTACCGATAGTCAAATGGGATTGTGCAAGGACGACCACAATGCGGTCATCCATGGGTTGACTCACTAAGCGCCTCCTTGAGGGCTCTAGGGGCGATCAAAGAATTTCCCGCGCGGGAAAAACAGGCATCACAGCTGTTGAACAGCACCGAGGAAAGTATGCGAGCGAAAGGGATGAAGCCGGCGGGTTACCGCGACGGCGGCAAGATCAAGTCCGGGGCATTCAAGCCCTGCAAGGACTGCAAAGCCGCGGCAACGTGTCGCGCGGCGGGCATGTGCCTTGCCAAGCGCGGGAAGCGCTGAGCATGGCTGCCCGCGGGCTATACGCCAACATCCACGCCAAGCGCGAGCGGATCAAGGCAGGCTCAGGTGAGCGCATGAAAGCGCCGGGGAGCAAGGGCGCGCCCACGGCGAAGGATTTCAGGGAGAGCGCGAAGACGGCAAAACGCCGCAAGAGGTAACACGCGCACACAACAGCTGTCGGGGGGGCAGTCGCATGGAAGCGGTCGAAGCAATCACCAAAGGCTGGCAGATCATCGTCGGCATCGTCACGCTGGTCGTGATCGCTGCACAGGCGCACCTGAGGATCGCAGTGCTCGAAGAGAAGGTCCGCGCCCTGTTCGACCTGCTGAACAAGATTCAGGCAGGAAATACCCGAAAGTAAAACGCCGCAGGAGTTCGCGTGAGCGAGCAAGCAACACCCAAACAGACGAGAGCAGAGAAGCGCGCAGAGCGTAGGGCAGCCAAGGAAGCCATACAGGCAGAAGAGCTCGCCAAGGTAAGGGAAGGGGAGATACAGGCTGCAGAGGCTCACAGGAAGGCGCTAGGGCGTCCCAGTGAGTACACAGCGGAGCAAGCCGACAGCATCTGCACATGGGTAGCAGAAGGGCGCTCACTGCGCTCATGGTGCCGACAGAACGATCGCAGCATGCACACGGTGTACAAATGGCTGCGTGAGCAGAAAGATTTCATGCAGCGCTACGCACGCGCGCACGAAGACCGCGCCGACTCGCTCGCCGACGAGATTGTCGAGATCGCCGACGAGTCCCAGTTTGGGACCCTTGAGCAGATACA